TGCTTCTGGGGCAGTAACACTAAACCACTCAGGGTCAACCAAACTAGCCACAACCTCCACAGGCATCGACGTAACGGGCACAGTTGTTTCTAACGGTTTAACGCTAGAAAATAATGCTGAATATTTAAGTGTAAAAAACTCTAGCGGAAGTTCTACTAGGGCGTTTGGTGTAAATGCCGCAAATAATCTGTACATCGGTGGTATTGATGCCGACATAGGCCCAATATTATTTGTAGACAATGGAGCTACTCTAGCAACACTAGGCCCAACAGGCATCGACGTAACTGGCACAGTGACTGCTGATGGTTTGACTGTTAACTCTGGGGCAGAAAACTTAGTTGCTACTTTCCAGTCTACAGATACAGAAGCGCAAATTGCATTAGTGGACACCACTGGAACGTCAACAATTCGAGCAAGAAATGACTTTAGGTTTCACGTTAATAATGCGGCAACCCCTGCTTTAAAAATTGATTCTAATAACGACATTAGTTTCTACGAAGACACTGGCACGACTGCGAAGTTGTTCTGGGATGCTTCTGCGGAGTCGTTGGGTATCGGCACTAGCAGTCCAGACTCTGCTTTAGTAGTTCAAGGCGGACAAGGAACTTACGCACAAATAAAAGACGGAACAGTTACCACATTATTGCAAGCAAGAGGCCAAGATAGTATCGGCGTTGTTGGAACTTTATCTAACCATGGCTTTGGTTTTTTTACTAACTCAACAGAACGCATGCGCATCGACTCTAGCGGCAACTTGCTGGTTGGTAAGACAACTTCCAGCTACACAACAGATGGCTTTGAAGCATTAGCCGCAGGTGCTATTCAGGTTAGTGACACAAACACCAATCCTGTCGGTGTAAATAGAAACGGTACAGACGGGTCATTGATTAGCTTTTTCAAGTCAGGCACGTCAGTCGGTAGTATTGGTACTTTATCCTCAAAAATATATGTTGGCTCGGGCGACACATCTTTATTCTTTGACTCTTTAAGAGATGCGTTGGTTCCGCACGATGCTTCTACAAACGCGGCAAGAGGCTCGGCCATTGACTTAGGAAGAGATGTTGTAAAGTTCAAAGACCTTTACCTGTCAGGCAGTGCTTTTGTAGATACACAGTTAAGAGCAGGTGCAGGAAGTGCATCACAACCGTCTGTGTCTTTTTATGCCGACTCTGATTCCGGAATGTTTAGGGCCACAACAAATGCACTGGGCTTTTCCACAGCTGGTACAGAAGCCATGCGTATTGACTCTAGCGGCAACTTGCTGGTTGGTACTACTTCTGCCTTAGCAGGCAACGACCATTGTTTTGTAAGTTCTTCGTCAGATACTACAGTTGCAATACAAAAAAACAGCGGAGCGGCCGCAAGTCTTCCCTTAGCAGTATGGCAAACAGCCACAACTGGAAACAATTTATTCGTAAAGTTTTTTACCGAAAGCTCAGCAACTGAAAGAGGAAATATTGATTACAACAGAACAGGTAATCAAGTTAGATATAACGTCACTTCAGATCAACGTCTCAAAGAAAACATTGTAGCCGCCTCATCTGCTTCTGACGACATTGACGCTATCCAAGTACGACAGTTTGATTGGGTAGAAAATGGATACCATCAATCTTATGGCTTAATAGCTCAAGAGTTGCTAACTGTTGTTCCTGACGCAGTAAGTCAACCAGAAGACCCTGAAAAAATGATGGGCGTAGACTACTCAAAGCTAGTGCCTATGATGTTAAAAGAAATTCAATCACTACGTGCAAGAGTTGCACAACTTGAAGGAGAAGCCTAATGGCTACATGGACTATCGCAAACCTTGAGCGTAACGTGGCAGACGGCGGTGTAACCGTTGCACACTGGCGTGTTACTGAATCTGAAACTGTTGGTACTGGCGATGACGCTGTGACTTACACTGCATCTTCATACGGAACTGTAGGCTTTACACCTGACGCTGATGCTGACGGCTTTGTAGCTTACGATGACCTTACTGAGTCTGCTGTACTGGCATGGGTACACGAGTCAGTAGACCAAGACGCTACTGAGGCGGCACTGACAGCTAACATCGAAGCACAGAAGAACCCTGTGTCTGCTGATGGTATGCCTTGGTAATGCCTGAGATTGATGACAACACCAGAGTAGCTATACCGCTAAGGAACTTAGTTGCTCTTGGTGCTGGCATCGTTATGGCTACTACTGCTTACGTAACTCTTGACACTCGTATCATCTCTATTGAACACGGTCAGGAAATACAGAACATGAACATACTGGAAAACTCTGCGTTTGTTCGTGAATGGCCTCTAGGTCTACGTGGTGCGTTACCAGATGATCTTATACAGAACGCTAAGATTATGGCTCTGGAAGAACGCAACATAGAGATACACGAGTTACGTAGGCAGTTAAATAAAGTAGAAGTAGAGATAGGTAAGTTAAATGCACAGGTGACTGTCGATCACCAAAGCGGTAAGGAATAGTCATGTCAGATCTAGAGCAAGCATTAAGTCGGTTAGAAGCTCATGAGCGTGAGTGTAGTATTCGTTATGAAATGATTCAGATGCAACTGGACGCACACAATCAACGCTTTGACAAACTAGAGAAGATGATGACAGGGTGGCTTTGCTTCTATTGCTATTATCGTGACTATGGCTATTGCTATCTTGGAGTTTGCTAGATGATACAGGCTTTGATAGGCCCTATTGTTAATCTTGTTGGTGGACACCTTTCAGCGTAAGTCAGAAGAGAAGAAGGCTGTCCATGAGCGTAAGATGGTAGCTATACAGCAGGACGGTAACTGGGAAAACATCCATGCAAACAACGCAGCTAACTCATGGAAAGACGAATGGTTTACCTATTTTGTTTTCAGTTCCTTGTGTACTTGCGTTCTTTCCCGTCTATGGTTCCTGTAGTTATGCAAGGGTTTGCTGCGTTAGATTCTATGCCTGAGTGGTACAAAGGTTTTCTAGGCGCTGCTGTTGCAGCATCGTTTGGCCTACGTGGTCTGGCTAACTGGAAGAAGTAATTATGTTAAGACCTACAAAAGGTATGATGACGGGTTATGTTAAAGGCGCTCCCACAAAGCAGGCGCCAATTAAACAGGAACCTATTTTAGCTCCTGCAATTGGACGACCACAGGCCCCAGCTAGCCAACTTCCTGAGATTATTAATCTTCCACGCCTTGAAGATGATGACGCAGGAAACGCTACGGTAGATATGGGTTTTGATCCAAACGATCCTCTCAATCAAGGCATTACGATTGCTGAAGAGCAATCAGAAGAGACTGCACCAGAACCAGCAGAAATGACCTTTACGTTTATTGAAGGCTCTGAGCGTGGTGACGCTAGGCCCGGTGAATTATATGGTCAATCAGTAGAGCCACAACAAGTTACTGAAAGTTACCTGCGAGATTACTTTAACGATCCCAAGCGCACTAACAGACTACCAGAAGTATTTGGCTCATTTGATAACTACCTTGCTTATATGACTGAGCGTGAGGAGTTAATTCAGTCAGGTGAGTTAACGCTTGGTGATTGGGGTAGCGCCGGAAACATAAGTACTCCTTCAGAAACAATAACTCTAGAAGACGGTACTGTAGTAGAAATTCCTGCAATAGACATTGGAATGACTATTGGAGGAGGTGGTGAGCTTGGTATAAGTGGCGCAGGAGGCACTGGTGGCGCTTATTTAGCCGCTGAAGCTGAAACTAATCTACAAAGATCAGGTTATGAAGATTGGCTTAACTCTGAAGTTAACCAAGCGTTACTTGAAAAGTACGGTGTACAAACTACAGTTTACAGCGAGACTGGCGATCAGTTTCAGTGGAATGGTTCTTCTTATGTAAAAACTGTAGACATAGAGCATCCCGGTGCTGGTGATTTTGTAAAAGCAGGTCTTTTAGCAGCCGTATCGTTTTATGTTGGTGGTGCATTAACGCAAGCTTTAGGTCCTGTGTTTGGCGGTAACACTGCTCTTGCAGCAGGGGCTTCTGCAGGTATTACAAACTCAGCTACGCAGCTTTTAGCTACTGGAGAAGTAGACCTAAGTCAAGCTCTTCAGTCTGCGCTAAGTGCAGGTTTGTCTACTTCTGCTATTAACTACTTACAAGAGTCTGGTGCTTTAGAGACTCTTACAGAGTCTTTAAACGATCTTACTCAAGATACAGTACAGTTAGCTGACGGTACAGAACTACCAATTAATACTTACGGTAACAATACTTTTGTTACGCTTAGTGATGGAACAGAAGTTTTTTACAGTGATTTTATTACTCAAGCAGCAGAAGCAGGAAACGCTGTAGTTGCAGAAATAGATAGAACTACTTCTGATTTTATAAACATTGTTGCTGATGCTTTTGAGTCTTCAGGCGCTGCTCAAGGTGTTGTTAATGTTCTTGAATCAATGGAGTCTTCTTCATCTCCTTACCCAACAGCAACAGAAGGACAGGCTACTTTTAATTTACCGGGTTTTGGATCTGTTGGTGAAGAAGAACAACAACAGCAAACTGAACAAACAGAAGAACCTACAGAAGAACCTACAGAAGATATTTTTGCTGACACAACAGCAGAGGAAACAGGTCTTGAGGCTGAATCTACTATTACTGAAGAGATGTTTTCTGAATACTTTCCTCAGCCTGTTGAAGGGCCGCAAGGCGATCCCGGTCGTGACGGCGTTGATGGTATAGACGGCAGAGACGGAATAGACGGGATAGACGGTGTTGATGGCAGAGATGGTACAGACGGTATAGACGGCATTAATGGCATTGATGGGGTAGATGGTGCTGACGGTCGAGATGGCGTTGACGGAGTAGATGGTCGTGATGGCGTAGACGGTAGAGATGGCGTTGACGGTGTAGACGGTAGAGATGGTAGAGACGTTGATCCTGCAGTTCTTGAAGGAATGCTTAGTTCAAATATTGAACCTATATTAGCATCTCTTGAAGATCAAAATACAGAAATAGAAGGAATACAAACTTCTTTAGGTGTCCTTACAGAACAACAAAGTGAAGCAGTACGTGAGTTTGTCCGTCAAGGTGGTCAGATAGAAAATCTTGATGAAAACCAACAACAAATTATTAACGACCTTGGTGGTGTTACTGAAGTTGTTAATGGTCTTGCTGAAAACGTAAGCGGTTTACAAGAAGATATACAACAAGCTGCAACAGAAAGACAAGAAATAGCACAACAACAAGAGCAACAGTATCAAGAACTTACTGCGGGTCAACAACAAGCTGCACAAGATCGTATACGTATTGAACAAAATCTTATTAATAGTCTTGAAGAATATCGACAAGGATCAGCAACAGCTTTATCTGAAACTCAAATTCGTATGCTATCAGAGCTTTCAGGTGTTGAAGAAAGATTATTAGCAGAAGCCGCAGGAGACGCCGAAGAATTTACAAGACTCTTAGAAAGTCAAGGCAGACGTTTTGACGATATTACTGGTACTTTAAGGACGGATATTGCAGCCTCAGAACAACGCACAGGCGAAAGAATTACTGGTCTTGAAGAACAAATTAATGCTAATTCTGCACAACAACTTGCACAGCTTTTAAATATACAGTCAGAGTTTTTAGAAGGTATATCAAACGTTGAGGCTGCTGCTATTGCTAGTAGTCGTGGACTAAGCGATCAAATAACCGAAGAGCTTACAGGCGTTCGTGGTGAAACTGCTGCTCAAATAGAAGGCATGAACGAGCGTTTAACGGAACGTATTGATGCTTATGAGCAACAAACAGGTGAACAACTTGACATAGCTACTGAAGAACGAGCAGAACTAGGCGGTAGGTTAGGTACGTTAACAACAGATGTGGCTCGTGTTGCTGAGGATGTTATACGTGCTGGTGGTCGCATTGAAGAGCTGGACGAAGCAAGTAGACAGCGTTATGACCAGCTTGGTCTTAGTATTGATGAGTTGAGTTTACGTGTTGGTGTTAACTTAAACGCTCTTCAAGAGGGTATGTTAACTCAAGAAGCAGCAATGCGAGAGCTTATTGAGGAAACTTCACAGCAAACAGAAGAGACCTTAACAGAACGTCTTGAAGAAGCAGAGCAAGGATTTGCTACAAGCTTATCAGATACTGAAGCTAGTTTGTTGTCACAAATTACAGGCGTGGAAGCAGGTGTATTACAACAACTTGCTGAAGTTGAGGGCGGTTTACAGTCGCAGTTTGGTGAGCAGTTTGACGTAGTACAACAACAAGTTTCTGGTTTAGGTGAACAAGTAGCAGGTCTTGGTGAAGGTCTTGCTGGTCTTGGTCAAGGTGTTGCAGGATTAGGAGCTGGTTTAGGTGTGGGTTTGTTAGGGCTAGGACAGCAACAACAACAGCTTGCTGCTGAACTTGCTAGGCCAGATCCTATACCGTTTGACCCGTTCCTTAAAGGTCTTAGCCCGTTTCAAATGCTAACACCTATAGCACTTGCTCCACAAAAACAAACAGACGCTTTAGGCGAACTTAATAAATTTTTAGGTAGACAAACAGGAATGCTCGTATGACATACCTTAACTTAGTTAACAACGTACTGCGCCGTCTTCGTGAAGAAGAAGTGTCGTCTGTACAAGGCAGTACCTATGCAAAGATGGTAGGTGACTTTGTTAATGATGCAAAGCGCATCGTAGAAGATTCTTGGGATTGGTCAGCACTTCGGACTACCTTGACGATTACTACTACTCAAGATATTTTTAACTATGTACTTACAGGTAGCCAAAACAGAATCAAAGCACTTAATGTACTTAACGATACTGCTAATTTATTTATGGAGTATAAGACAGCTACGTTTTTTGATGAGGCTTATTTAATTTCACAACCACGTACAGGCGCTCCAACGTACTACACGTATAATGGTGTTGACAATAACGGCGATACGCAAATTGATATTTACCCAACGCCTGATAAAGCTTACACAATTAGGTTTAACTGTGTCAAACGTGATGTAGATTTATCTGCTGACAGTGATGAGACGTTAGTACCTACTATGCCTATCATCCACTTAGCTATTGCTTTGTTGGCTCGTGAGCGTGGTGAGACAGGTGGCACGTCTGCTCCTGAGTACTTCAACATTGCTAACCAGTATTTGTCTGATGCTATTGCACTAGACGCTCAGAAGCATCCAGAAGAAGTAGTCTTCTACACGCCGTGAGGTAGCTATGGCTCAACAATTACAAAGTATTAATCTTGTTGCACCAGCCTTCAAAGGAATCAATACAGAAGATTCTCCTTTGGCACAAGACCCTTCGTTTGCTGACATTGCTGACAACGCAGTGATTGACAAGCGTGGTCGTATTGCGTCACGTAAGGGTTACAGTGTTATCACAACAGACAAGACTGAACTAGGCTCTGCAAAGATCAGAGCAATTAAAGAGTTTGAAGACAACGCTGGCAACACCAAAGTATTTTCTGTAGGTAACAACAAAATACTTAGCGGTACTACAACACTTGTTGATGAAACACCTGTATCAGTTACGATTACTCAAGACAACTGGAAGATGGTAAACTTCAACGATAAGATTTACTTTTTTCAGCGCAGTAATGAGCCGTTAGTCTATGACGCTGTAGGAGGCTCTGTAGTGACCCTGAGCAGTGTTTCTGGCGCAGCGGGTGTTACTAGTGCTATGTACGGTAACGAGGTGTTAGCGGCTTATGGACGCCTCTGGACAGCAGACGTAAACAACGACAAGTCTACTGTTTATTGGTCTGACTTGTTAATTGGACATGACTGGTCTGGTGGTACTAGCGGCTCTATTAATTTGTCTAAGGTGTGGCCTGACGGGTATGACGAGATTGTTGCGCTGGCTGCACATAACGGACTGTTGATTATCTTTGGTAAGCACAGCATTGTTGTGTACCAAGGCGCTGAAGCTCCAGCAACAATGTCACTTGCAGACACCGTAGCAGGCGTAGGTTGTGTTGCTCGTGACACAGTGCAGTACACTGGTACAGACGTGTTGTTCTTATCACACACTGGACTCAAAAGCTTTGGTAGGACTATACAAGAAAAGTCAATGCCTATTACAAGTTTGTCAAGCACTATTTCTAAAGACATTATTGGTCTGCTGCAGAACGAGACTGAGTTTTATCGCTCTGTGTACAGCCCAGAAGAAGGTTTTTACTTGTTAACTTTCACTGCTCAAGACACGACCTTTTGCTTCGACGTTCGAGGAACACTAGAAAACGGTGCATACCGTGTAACACGTTGGCCCGGTACAGGCTTTACTGCTTATGGTAGGAAAGATGACGGCACATTGTTGATTGGTAACGGTGAAGGTATAGGTGAGTACAGCGGCTACAGAGACAACGGTAGTAAATATCGTTTCAAGTACTACAGTCCCGGTCTAACCTTTGGCGACCCATCAAGACTAAAGATACTTAAGAAGCTACGTCCTACTATTGTTGGTGCTAACAGTGCTATTATGTTTCTTAAGTGGGCTTACGATTTTGGTACGTTCTTTCAAACGGCAGAGTTTACTGTAGGTAATCAAGTTACAGGCTACTTTAATGAGAGTGAGTACAACAGTACAGCAGAATTTACAGGTGGTGATCTTACGTCACGCCGTGGCATAAACACTACCGGAGGCGGTGGAGTTATAACAATTGGGTTGGAAGCAGACATAGACGGTTCAGGTTTGTCTCTCCAAGAGATTAACGTATTAGCACTAATGGGTAAAGTACTATGAGTAACTATACAAAGACCACTGACTTTGCCGCTAAAGACAGTCTACCTTCCGGAGACAGCGGTAAAATCATTAAGGGCGCTGAGTTTGAAACAGAGTTTGACGCCATATCTACAGCTATCGCTACGAAGGCGGACATTGCTTCCCCTACGTTTACAGGCACAGTGACAATTCCTGCATTGACTTTTACAGGTACGTTGTCTACAGGAACAATTGACGGAGGTACGTACTAATGGCTCTTATGGATCCATCAATTACTAACTACGGCACATTTAATCCTATGCAGGATGTTGCAACAATTGGTTCAACATTGCAAGGGTTAGGTGTAGATACTTCAACAGCCACTGCCGGTGGAGGTTTCTTTAGCGATCTTTTTGGTGGAATTAAAGATATAGGTTCAGCCATCTCTCCTGCTCTGCCGGGCATTGCTGGTACGTTACTGACAGGCGAAGCCTACAACCGTCTTAGTGATGTAGGTCGTGAGGCTCAACGTGAGGCTTTAGCGTTAGCTGAACGTGGTCAAGCAGAGTCACAGTTTAGACCGTTTACTGTTACTACTGCTACAGGGGGTCAACTAGGTACTCGTGTTACACCAACAGGCGCTGTTGAAACAACAATGGGTTTAGCTCCTGAAGAACAAGCATTGCAACAACAGCTACTAGGCGGTGCAGGTCAGTTCTTTGGTCAGGCAGTACAACCTACTGTAGATCGTGAGCAAGCTATCTTTGAGCGTATGCGAGCAGCGCAGCGTCCTGAAGAGGAGCGTCAACGTCTTGCGTTAGAAGAACGTCTAGCTGCACAGGGCCGGTTAGGTACGTCCTCAGCAGCATACGGTGGTGCTACTCCTGAGCAACTAGCAATGGCGACTGCTCAAGAAGAAGCACGTACACGATCTATGCTAGGCGCTATGCAGCAGGCTCAGGCAGAGCAAATGCAACAAGCAGGACTAGGACAACAGTTCCTTGGTGCTGGTTATATACCGCAGGCACAGTTGTTGGCAGCCACACAGCCAGCACAGCGCATGGCAGAGCTACAGCAACAGGCTCAGTTGTACGGTACAGGACTCTTTGGTGAAACTGCAATGTCTGGTCTGGAGTCTAAATTGTTGGCAGAGCAAGCACGAGCTAACCTTCTAGGCGGTATAGGGTCTAACGTACTTGCTGGTTTGTTAACACCGCAGGTTACTAAGTCTGGCACTGTTCTTAGTCCCGGCGGCTTTGGTGATGTTGGTGATGTTCTTACAGGTATTGGAAGTGGTGTCGAATCAATCGGCGGCGCTCTTGGTGGCTTGTTTAGCGGTCTATTCGGGGGTTAATCATGGCTAAGTTTTCACAAGCATTTTTACAGAGCATGCTACAACCTTCTTATCAAGAGGGTTTGTTTACTGCTGCGCGTGGTATTGGTCAAGCTCCTCAGATGAGGGCTTTGCAGCAACAGCAGCAACAAGAAAAACAACAACTGTCTCAAATTGACACTAGCTCGCCCGAAGGGTTGCTTCAGTTAGCTCAGTTTTACCGACAGCAGGGTGACATTCCTAATGCTGTAAAGTACGAAGAAGCGGCACGTAAACTACAAGCGCAGGCCGCAGCACAAACCCAACTAAGCGCTTTTCAAGAGCAAGTAGCAGTAGCAGCAGAAGCAGCAGGCCTTACGGACCAAGCAGCGACTGCACGGTCTACTACGGACATGGACGAACTACGTGCTATCAGCAAGGACGTACGAGAGTTTCAGATTGAGCAACTACCTTTAGACAATCCTCAAGTTATCAAAGCAAGATTAAGAATGGCTGGGTTTACTGCTCCTCAGATTACTGCTATGGGTACTCTTTCGGCTGAAGAAGCAGACGACCTGTTGAAGGGACGGACTGGTAAGCTAGAGGCTTGGCAGGACTCAGAGGGTAAAATTCAGGCCGTCAACGTCAACGACTTTGGTTTAGTCTACAATGACCAGACTAACACATATGTCAAGGCCAGTGAGCTAGGGTTGGTTCGTAAGGCTCCACAGGTTCAAGAAGTTGTTGACAAAGGTCAAGAAGTAGGTGCAAGAGCAATGGCAGAAGCCAATGTCAAGAGTTTTGTTGAGTTTAACACCAAGGCTCAAGATGCTCGTGACATGATTGAGTTGATCGACAGACAGACTGCACGTTTAGAAGGCGGTATGCCTACGGGCCTTTTGGCTGAGACAGAGTTAAACCTTAGACGCTTTGGTGAGCTTATTGGTTTGCCTTATGACCCTAATGTTACAAATGCTCAGGAGTTTGTGTCTGAAGCAGGTAAGATTGTTGCTGACCAGATTAAAGACTTTGGTTCAGGCACGGGCTTGTCAGATGCGGATAGAGAGTACGCTAAGTTAATTGCTGCTGCTGACATTACCACACAGCAGGAAGCCCTGTTTAACTTGTTGAAGATCCGCAGACGTTCTATGGTTGAGACTGTGAATAACTTTAACAAGGTTAGAACTGCTACTGCAAAACGTGTAGGCGAACAAAATATGACTAGCTTCCCAAGCATAACCATGCCAGAGGAGCCAGAAGCACCAGAAGCAGAACTTCCCGAAGGTTTTGAATTGGACTAAGACATGAAGACAGCGACTAATCCACAGACAGGACAGAAAATATACTGGGACGGTGAACAATGGTTGCCGCTCAAGACTGCCACTAACAAAGAGACAGGAGAAGTTATTGGTATTGTTGAGGGAGAAACATTTACTGTAACCCCTCCACGCCCTCGTGAACCTGAGAGTATGCGAGAAATGATTGCAGAAACACCAGAGCGATTTGCGGAGACCCGTGAGCGTTACAGAAGTACTCTTGCTGGGGATGTTGAAAGACTGCCCGGTAAGTTCAGGGTAGGCACTACGCTTGCCGCTGGTGTTGGGGCTGCTGGAGAGACGTTAGGAGAAGTAGCAGGAGAAGCCTACCGTAGGTACACTCCTGAAGCTGTTCAACGTGGTGTCTCAGAGGCGTACGAAGGTTCTATGCTTCAGCGTGGAATGGAAAAGGTCGGTGAGTTAGCACAGGCATACCCAGAGGAGGCTACTACTGCTGAAGCTCTTCTTAACATTGCTGGTGTTGGGCCTAAGATGGCACTACTCCCGTCTATCCCAAGACCCAGTGCTTCAGTACGTACGGCCTCAGAAAGAGCCACACGGGCTGTCCTAGAGGAAGAACGTAAGGCAGTAGCAGATAGTTTGCTACCTGAAGACTACGTCAAAGCTCCGGGAACTGTGGAGCCTACTGGAATGATGAACCGTAACGTGTACGTGCCTTCACCTTCCGAAGACAACGTGATTGACTACTTGGCAAAACTTCCTGAGTACAAAGGTGACCGAAACCCTGCTGTAAACGCTAAGGTTGTAGACGGTCAACTAGCAAAACATGAAGCAGACTTGCAATCATACATCAACCGGTCTAAGAACCCTAATACCAACGTAGCTGACCTGTCTAGTACTTTGGAAGAACTTAAGACAGGCTTCCATGATCTTGATGACTACGTTGAGTTGATGCCTGACGCACAGAGAAAAGTAGACCTGTTAATTGACACTGCTATCAAAAGACTGAACGACAAAGCTTCCGAAGGCGGTAAGATTACTGCCAGAGATATTCTTGAGGTACGCCGACAGTTGGACAAGCAGATCTTCCGCAAAAAACCTTCAGCAGGTCTTGAGAATCCTGACTTGGCAAGCGCAAAAGAAGTAGCAGGTAAGTACGTAAGAGACGAGCTGAACCAAGCATTCCTTAAGTTAATGCCTGATGACGAAGCCTATCGTTTAATTAACGGTATGTCTATGTTATTTAGGGCTAAGAACCTATTAGATGTTAAAGCAGGTAAAGCCATAAACCAGAGCATGTTGGGACGAACGGTGAAAGGTATCGAAGACTTTTCTGGTCTTCGTTTTCCTACTACGCCATTGGCTCTAGGTGCTACTGCTGCTGCTGGTTCTGCTGCCTTAGGGGGCATGCCTGCAGTTGCGGCGGCTATTGGAGCAGGCACCGGATTAGTCGGTATAGCTCGTTTAGGTCGTAAAAGAAGGCGAGAGGCTATTATAAGAGACTTAATTAAAGCCACTGACCGTATGATACAAGGTACTAACGTAACTGCAGATACCATGGCAACCCTACGTGCTGATAAGGTTATGCTAGCACAAATGTTGGCTGAAACTAATAAAGAAGGGGCCGAAGCCCCATAAACTAAATCTCGCAGTTGTTACCAGTACAGGCTAACGTCTGTGACCCTTCAGTCATGTCAGAGTTTTCAGAGATGTTCCACTCAATAGTCTCTGGAAACTCTTCCTTCAACTTCTCATAAGTCTCTAAATCAATAGGCTCATAAGGTGCTTGTTGATAGGTATGCTCTGAGTAAGGCAAGAATGATATACCACTGATCTTGTCGAACTTGTTATACAACCACTGACCTACCTCAAGAAACTCATCGTCACGATAGTAACAAGTCATTGACGGTTTGTGTTCACACCAGTAGTCCTGATAAATCTCCCATAGTTCTAACTGTTCCATAGCACCCATCTCAGAGGCCACTACAGCCCCGTCAGGAGACTTTATAGGGAAGCTGAATACCTTGGTACTAGGTGACATTACATCGTCCTCTACAGGGATTCCTGCAGCTTCTAGGACTTGGCAGAGGGGGTCTCTTGAGTCTGCTCTAACTCGTCTAATGTATTGATCTGAGTATCTAGGGTGGATGCCAGAAGCAGAATCAACCAACTGACTAACAGTACCGGAAGGTTTAACAGCAGTGATGGCAGTGCTAATATTAATACCAAGCTTAGTAGCCCATTCCTTATTAGTGTTAATCGCTTCTTCCTTGAGGGTATTAAGCCACGTCTTAAGTTTCTCACGATCTTCTCTCCCTGACAACATGGGGTGATCCATGATGCCTGTCAAGCTAACGCCTAGTAACGCTTCCTCTTCAGTGTTCTTCTGCCATACCTTACGAAGGTAGCGAAAGTCTGTCAAGGTAGCCTGTAAAGTTCCAAGGATAGCCGCAGTACGTACTTTTCGTTGCAAGTCTGAGAGCGTATCGGTTGCCCTGACAACAACTTCCGATAGATTGCAGAACTGGTTTGGTCGTAGGATAATCTCGCTACATGGATTAGTTCCAAAATCATAGGTAGCATCTCGTCGCTCGTTCTTTGCAGCTTGCTTTTGACTTGCGACTCTAGAGAACATACCTCGCTCTCCTGATCGGGACTCGTATAAACTTTTCCACTCATTTAGGAATGCCTCAAAGTCTGGCTTTTCAGTATAACATGCGCTGTTGTTGGCTAGTCCCCGTTGAGGATTATCCTGCCACCACTGGCCTGACTTGCATCGTCGGAGTCTATCGTCAGTGAGGTTAGACAGACTGATGAGAGCGGACCTGCGTACACCGCCGACGACGACGATCTGTGCAATCTTACAGCACAAATCATGACATTCGATGGAGCTAAGTTTACGTCCAGCAGCCTCCCGAAAGACGCTGACTGTGAAGTTGAACAGATCGACAAGAGGCTCTGGACCAGATGCTCTACCTCCGAAGGTCTTAAGGGTTGCCCCTGCAGGTCGTACTCCAGACACGTCCCATTTTGGAAGTTGGCCTGAATAGAGCAAGCTAACAAGTTCCCTGTAAGCTTTAGCCCATCCAATTTTGCTGTCGGCGACGTGTATAACTGAATCGGTATCATGAAATTCCTCCGCTACTTCTGGTAGTTTAGATACGTATTGACGTTCAACAGAGTAGCCTACGCCTGTACCGCACATAAGTACGTACATCATCTCATCGAACGCTTTAGGGTGGTCAATAGGTAGGTAGCTACAGTTAAAGCCAGCTACGTTGTCACGGTCAAGAGCGTCACCAGCGGTCATCAACGCTCTCATGCTAGGCATAACACCCATGTCATGAATGTCTGCAAAGATGCCGTTAGCCTGCTCTAGTGTTAGCTTACCCTTCTCAATCCAGAAGCTTAAGTAACGGTCAATTGTTTCTTCCCAAGTCTCACGGCGCTGCTCCTCTGGTAGGTAACGTGCGTAGCGTGACTTGTGTATGTACTGTTGATATGCGTCCATTAATTTAGTTCCTTAATTAGTCGTTCAATGTACCACCTACACTTGCGTAAGTCTTCGATGGGTTTACCTTTGTAATCGTAACGCCATAGGTACTTCAATGCGTTGCCTTTGAGATACCCACGAAACTCATGTTCAGGCATTGATGCTTTGATTGCTTCAATAGCCTCAACTGCGCCTTTGTTGTAGTGGTCAGGTTGTTCTACCGGATCTGCTTTCTTTCTGATAGACAAGTTGTTAAGTGCTGTAATTGTGTCCCACTCTTCAGGTGTTGCATTGTCAATACTCATCCGTATTTCCTCCTAAGATACTGCATACTAACAGGTAGTTCGTCAAAGGATCCGTCGTTTACTTCGTTTAGCATCCATATTCCAGACCAGCTACCGTTTGTTTGAGGGTTTAAGTAGCCTTCACTGTGGTTGTAATATATACCAGCAAACAATCCAGTGATGTTACTACCGTCTGCCTTACGTGCGTAGGCTATGTCTCTGTCTTGGACGTGTCCCATGATGCACGACATGAACTTCTTTTGCAACATGAGTTTTGCACAGGTGACTGGTCTGCCCATGACTCCGCTCGTGAAGTAGTGACAGTACGCGATGCCATCAATGATGATTGGTTGTAGAAAAGGGACAACCTCCCATCCTGCTTCTTCCAATAAGAAATGATCATAGCTCATAAGTCCTTCTAGTTTCGGATCAGATTCAATAGCACGTTCGATCCGCTGTTCGTGGTTACCCAACAAGAATACCATCCGTGGTGTCCATGTCTTCTTCTTGTTACTACGCAAGCGTTCCTTCTCTGCTTCGATAGGCGCTAGGAAATGCTCCATAGCGTTCTGTCCTGCTCGTATGTCTCGTGTGTACCGCCGTCCTTCAAAGGACTTTTTACCTACGTCATAGCTACTGAGACTTTCCATGTCCCAGTGATCCCCCAGATGAATGATAACGTCAGGCTTTGTTGCGGCTGCATACTTACCAGCCCAGTACAAATGATCAACACTGTTACCGGGCTTGACTTGCGTGTCAGGTATTACTAGGTGTCTCGTCATTGCTTTTTACTCCATCCGACAGGACAGGTTTCTGGTGTGTACCATGCGAAACCTTGCTTCTCTGCCCATTCTTGCATGGTGTATCGTGTCCCGTCAGCTCTACGTCTTGCTCCGGGCATTGCAGTTCTTGGGTTCTGGAAGACAAAGACCAGCTCCTCCTTCTCCCCAAGGCTGCTGTTAATGTCAACATATTTCCTCGCCTCTGCGCGGTCACGGAACCTCCCTTTAGCTTCAATATATATAGTAGAATGTGTACTGTAATATACAAAGTCAGGCTCATACGTCTTGACTTGGGTATATGTTAACTTACCAACATGGTACTCGCATCGTCTGAACTTCTGGTGAAGGTCATACTCGAACCAGCTATCGTACCCTTTAGGTATGTTACGCTTCGTTCTCTTCACTTGGTCTTTCCCATAGTTGATTAGGTTCACGACGTAGCCAGAGCAGCCTAGCGTTCTCGATGACACGCTCTTCTGTCTCCAACAACTCAACGCACTTGTTGAACATCTCTATCTCTGACAAACCTTCAAGGATCTTCTGAGACTTTTTCTCACCGATGCCGTGTACACCCATGATGTTATCAGCTCTATCGCCCATGATGATCTGACGATAAAAGAATAACAGTCCTTCCTCTTCAGTAACAGAAGACAGTTCACGCTTGTTGAAGTTGTAGTGTCTGCACGGTACTTGTTTAAAGTCCTTATCAAGACTGACAATGATGCTGTCAGGGATGGTGGTAGCGTCGATAGCAATCAAGTCATCAGCTTCCTCATCTTCTGATACAACAGCTTTCCAGTCTTCGATCAGGTACTTACGTATAGCTTCAAGGTGTGCAGGTTTTTCTACGTCCTTACGGTTACCTTTGTAAGGCGCAGTCACAGCCACGTCGTTACGAAAGTTACCCTTGCCTGTTAGGTAGACACGGTAGTCTGGTTCGCCGTCTATCATGGTGTATAGATCGCTTACCAGATCAGACAAGAAACTGCCCGTAGTATAACAGGCAGTCTTGACTGACTCATCGTCGCACTTGAATGCACAACGATAAGCCACAATGTCACCGTCAATCAGGATCACAACGCTTCCGCTTCAGAGACTGAGTTGTCAGCGTATTCGATCAGGTTAGTAACCTTCATCTTAATCATGGATGGTGAACGTCCTGTACCAACAGACCAGTCATAATATCCTACAACAGCAATGGCTTCAGATCCGTTAGCAATAAGAACATCTTCAGGAATCTCAACACCGTTCTCATCTGTTAGACGCATAGGGTTGTTGCTCTTCATGGTGATAAAGAAGCCACGGTCATCACCCTTGTTGCTAGGTGCAATACCCATCTCTTCGATGGCCTCAACAGCTTTATCGCTGAGGTTACCAAGTTGTACCTGATACTTGTTACTGAACTTATTAAGCTTGTTACGCTCACACCAGTAGACGGTACCGCGTACAGTGATGGGTGGTAGTTTGTTTGCAGACATAAGTTTCTCCTTAATGTGTCTCTGCCCAATTGTTACCTACTCTATACTCGCCGTCTAAGGGACACCGTAGGTTTAATGTCTCACCGGCGATTCTGATTGCACGTACACCCATACGTCCGACTGTGTCAGCGTAGTGGGCAGGTGTTTCTATCTGCCACTCATCGTGTACGTTTGCTACAAATCTATGTGGTATATACAGCAACTTAGCATTCAACAGTGTCAAAGCTTCTTTCATAACGATAGCTCCAGCACCTTGAAGTAGCGTGTTTAATGCGGCGTGTTCTGATCTGACTCTGAGCTTTCGTCCGTCGAGTCCAGTAAGGACGCCTGATGCAGCCTGTCCGTGAGTATCTCTTCTAACTCTTTCAAGAGACGGCGTGTTAGAAAGAAATGTTTCTTTAAGTCTGCGTCCAGTAACGCTATTTCCTCCAACGATAGCTCCGATCTTAGCATCTCCGGCTCCATACAGAAACGCATAAATGAATGTTTTCGCAAGAGGGCGGCTCTCAAGTCCAGCTGCTCGTTGATTAGCCGTATGAATATCGCCATTGAGTATTTCATTAGTATAGTCTTCGTCATCCATGTAGTGAGCCAACATACGTAGCTCTAGTCCGCTGGCATCTATACCAACCAACTTGTTACCTTCATCCACTGTCCAACATGAGCGGCACTCAGTACCGAACGGTGCAGATACTGCCGGTACTTGTGCCATGTTAGGTGATAGGTGTGTCATACGTCCTGTCACAGCTCCGTTGGTAATGACTCTGCCATGTACTCTACCATCGTCCTTGACAGCTTTCAACCATGAATCTATCTGAGCTACTCTCTTCTGCAACATCATGTAACGTGCAACAGCTTTAGCTTCAGGAAGATCTATACTGTCCAACACCTTCTCGTCAACGATGATGTTACCCTTCTCAGTCTTCTTAGTAAACGTAACACCAAGACCTTGCAGTCGCTCTGCTATCTGCTTGCGTGATCCGGGATTGAAGATTGTTACCTTGTCCTTCAGTCTCTTACCTGTCTTCTCAGAGATACGTTCTTCAATGATAGGTGGGAAGATAGCTTGTAACTCTGCTTCGATGTTGTTCATCTCAAACATAAGATCCATCATCAACTTCTCAGCGAAGGGTGTGTCAAGCTTGAAGCCGTTGCGTTCCTGCTCAGTTACGATCCAGCCTACACGATGTTCAAGATCAATACATTTCTCAGAAAAGCCCTCTTTAAATAGCTGCATATCCAACCACTTGTGTACACGCTCAGTTAGTTCAACGTCAGCGATACAGTATTCGATCATCTCGTCTGTTAGTCCACCGTCGTAGTCTGTAAAGTCGAGCTTGCCTGTTCCTCCAAGGATTGTTCCCCAGTTACGCAGTGAATGTCCACCTTCTTGGCTTGGATTGTAGAGTCTGGAGAGGTATAAAGTATCCACAACAAGATGCCTAGGAATGCGTACGTCCCAAACACTATCGAGAACACGACAATCAAATCCAATGAGATTATGTCCGATAACTTGTTCCGCATCACGTAATACCTTCTTCAAAGACTCTGGTGTTGTGTGTACTTGGGTGCTGTTCTTCACCTTCGTAACGGCACACCAGATCGTTGAGTGATCCAAGCTTGTTTCTATGTCCAAGTAGCATGTATTCATTGTATTTCTCGTTCAATTCGTTACGTTCAGGCTCATGGTTAAACTTCTGGTAAGTCTCCATCAACTGTTCCTGTTCCAATATCCAAGTCCCAATCTTGCTCATGGTGTATCATCTCCTCTATGTCTGCGAGTGTTCGTAGATCAGCACGGTCAATCACATCTCCGTCATCTAAACTAACAGCGAAACATCTGTTGCACAAGTCTACAAACTCTTGGCTAACAGCAAACCGTCTTGTAGCTTCGTAGTCTGTTAGCTCTACGTCACACGCTATACATCTCATTCAATAAGTTCCTCTACCGGCGTCAGCTTGTACTGATCTAAAAAGTAGGCTGGTTTGTTTCTACCAAAAGGATCGCCCCAGTTTTCCTCTTGCACTATCTCATCGTAAGTAGCATAACCTACTACACTATATTCAGGAAAGCTACCCACCACTAACAAATACAAATCACACTGGTCGTTCTTCTTGTGAGGCATAACAATAAGTCTGCCTGTTCTGTACTTGGTTGTCTTCACATCGACAGTCTTACCTTTACATATCAAGTCATGTGTAGGTAGTTCGCTTGCTTGAAAGTCTGTCTCAATATCGTAGTACACATTGAGTATCTTTGCTGCTGCCATCTCAGAGCCAACGCCATCAACATCAATGCTCTTGTACGACGTAACTTCTAGTATGTCTGATTTACCAAAGCCTTTCTCTCTAGCATTCTCGTAACGCATACGAGCGATAGACTCACAAACTTTCTGCTCATTCTTACCTAGCTTATAAGATAGCACTGTCCTTCTCCTCACGCTGTGTTAATCGTCCAGTTGCCTCATTGTAGAATACCTCACACGCCTTACCTGTCTTGCCAGTGTATCGGTTCTTCAACACACGTAGCACGGTCGTGTTTCTGACAACAGCGTCGTCACTCTGGCTGTTACGTTCAGCACCAATGACTGCATCAGAGAGCTGTGCAATCGACGCAGAGCCACGTAACATACCAAGGCTAGTGACAGCACCGTCCTCCAACTGCTTCCCTTCAGGGCGTCGTAGGTGGCTCACAAGGAACATACAAATACCCATCTCCTGTACGAACGTCCTCAGCTTAGTCATGATCATATCCAAGGCTCGTCGTTCATCACCGTTGCTCTGGTCAGAGACAAGGATAGAGACGTGATCGAGTACGATATAACGTACGCCTAGTACCTTGACGAAGTATCTCATACGGCCCAGTACGTTTTCTATCTCGTTACTACCGAAGTGTTCCCACAGATAGACACGGTTCTCATAGTCCATCGTATCGTACACAAGGTCAATGTCTTGGTCGTCGTACTCACAGTCAGGTAAGTGGATAGGTTTGTTCAGTTCAAGACCGACAAGCCCACGCATGGTACGCTCAGGTGTCTCTTCAAGAAACATCAGACCAAGGTTGTCCTCAGACTGCGCCATGATGGAGCTAACAATCTCACGTAGCAGTGTAGACTTACCTAGCCCAGAGCCTGCACAAATAGTAACCAGCTCCGCCGTGCGTATACCATACAGGTGTTTGTTCAGTCCCTCGAATGGGTACTGTACCTCTGCCTTGGTGAGAGGCTTCTTAATCAGATCACGTAGCTCACCAGCACCAACGATACCTTCAGGTGTGTACGGTTGAGCCGACCAG